TAACTAGTTTAGAAAGTGAAAAATCTGAGGTAGATGAAAAATATAGAGTAGCATGTGGAGCAGCAAGATTAATAGAAGATGAAGCTGTTAAATATATTTTTCAAGAAATAGAAGAAAATTTGTACAGGGCTTTTTCTGGAGTTCAAACACCTGAGCAGGGTGAGGCACTTTGGAGAGAGGTTAAAGTAGTCAAGGCACTTAGAGAGAATTTGGAGTGGTATGCAAATCAAAGAGAAACCCTTGGAAAAAAACTCCGAGGATAAACAATATTATATCGTATCTGATGATTTAATTAACTGGATGCGTGGCGTAGCTTATACTAAGCTTACGTTAGAAGAGGTCAACGGTTTTTCTGAAGAGTTGTTCAATGCACCAACTTTTCAGCAATACCTTGATATGCAACAAAAGAAACCAAAAATTATCACTAAGTAGGACAACGCATAGCGACCCTAAAGGATAAATGTAATGAGTAACGAGAACAACCCTACGGACTTCTCAAGTAACGACCCAATAACAGAAGCTGCTGGACTAGAAGCAGTGTTGGGAATGATCAACCCTAAAGAATTAGGACAAGTTGAACAAGATTCTGTTGACGAAACCGAGTCAGAAATCATTGAAGATAATGATAATTTTGACGGAGTGGGTGAAGAGCCTGATCAAACTGATGACATTGAAGCATCTGAGAGTGATGAAGCTGAACCTATTAGCGACATCGAGCTTGATGATACGGAGTATGAATACTTAGTTTCTGCCAAACAATTCTTGAATGAAAATGGTCTCGATGACATTGACAAGATAAAAAGTGGCATATTGATGCAAGGCGATTATACGCGCAAGACACAGGCATTGTCTGAAGAGCGAAAAGCATTTGAGTCAGAGCGTGATCAATCTCTACAAAAAGCAGCAGAAATGCTGGAGGTTGCTCAAGCTATGGTATACGGTCAGAGGCCAACCCATACAACTCAAGAGTTAGTAGCTTTGAAAGACTCAGATCCTTTAGCTTATGAACAGGCTTTAGAAGCTAGGGTTCTTTACGAACAGAAACAAAGTGAAATTGACGAAGTAGCAAAGAATGTAACTGCACAGTATAAACAGCAGCAACAGGAAAAGCTACAAGCTTATACTAATGAGCAAGCGCAATTGTTAGTACAGCTTGAGCCAGGTTTTGCAGATGAAACCATAGCTCAAGAAAAAATCAATGCTATGAATGAGTATTGGCAAAGTATTGGGGGTAGCCCTGAGACTTTAGCAAATGTGAATGATGCAATGGCTTTAAAAGTGCTAAATGATGCTGCTATGGGATATAGCGCACAGAAACAAGTTTCTGAAACTAAAGAGCCTAAAAAGAAAGCTGCTTCTAAAACTGTAATAAGAAAAGGAGCGTCTAAGAGTCGAGCGCAAAAACAGGCTGCGGCTGCTAAAGAGAAACGAGCTAAATCTTTTAACAAAGATGGTTCGATTGACAAAAAAGCGGCTGTGGATTTAATTCTTGATTCTTTTAATAGGTAAATTATCATGGCTACAATCACAGGTACAAGTGCCGCAGCTTTAGATGCTGCTGGTGTAAAAAACATCCGAGAAGACTTAGGTGACGTTATTTATAACGTGACTCCTTTCCAAACTCCGTTTACTTCTGGTATCGCACAAGTTGCTGCAACTAACGATAACCATGAATGGTTGACTGACACTTTACGTGATGCGGTTACAAACAACGCACGTATTGAGGCTGATTCTAGTGATCAACCTACTGCTACAACTGGCAGTCGTCAGCGTATTGGCAACCAAATTCAGATTGCTTCTGAAGTTGCTGTTGTTACTAAGAAAGCAGAGTTTTTAGATCGTGCTGGCGTTCCTGGTAAAGAAATGGCTTACCAGTTATTAAAGCGTGGTAAAGAACTACAAATGGACGTTGAAAAGCAAATGCTGCAAGCCACTGCTACAAAAGTAGCTGCTGCTTCTGGCACTGCTGGCGTAAGCGGTTCATTCGGTACTTATATTGTATCTAACCAACAGTTTGGTGGTGATGGTTCTGCTAACCTTGGTAACAGCGGTGTTGGTGATGGATCTACTGCTCCTTCTTTGGGTAGCAATGCAAATATTGATCAAACTAAGTTTGACAACTTGCTCGATTCAATTTGGAATGGCTCAGGTGATTTTAGTGACCTTAAAATAATGGCTCCTGCGGCACAAGTTCAGCAAATACGTTCTTTGAAAGGTGTTTCTGACGATGTAAATACAGATGCTGCAACAGGTGAAATTATTGGTCGAGTTGCTGTTTATGTATCTCAGTTCGGTCCATTAGCCGTAGTGCCTAACAAGCATGTTGAAGCAAACACCGTTTATTTAATCGACATGTCTACTTGGGCAATGGCAACAGCAGGTGGTCAAAAAATCCACACTACTGAATTGTCAACTTCTACTTCTGCTGAAAAACAACTTATGGAAACATACTACTGTTTAGAAGCAAGATCAGAAGCTGCCAATGGTGCTTACTACGATATTTCTTAATATCGAAACTGGATCAGGGGGCTTTGCCCCCTTTTCCCTAACTAGAGGAAAATATTATGCCAATGGGTAAAGGTACATACGGAAACACTCGCGGTCGTCCTGCAATGACGGTTAAGAAAAAGAAAAAGAAAAAAATGAAAAAAGGTAAGAAGTAATGAAAAAGAAACCTCTTACTAAAAAACAAAAAACTTTGCCGAAATTTTTGCAAAAAAAGATAATTGCAAGTAAAGCTAAGAAGAGGAAGAAATAATGGCTGAGCTTACAAAGCGTCAAAAAAATACTTTAGCTAAACACAAGAAGCATCATACAGCCAAGCACATGGCTTTCATGCGTAAAGAAATGAAAAAGGGTTCTACCTTCACAGCAGCGCATAAAAAAGCTATGAAGAAGGTTGGTAAATGAAGCGTAAGTTTGCAAAAGTAGCAAAAACAAAAGGTGGTGTGCCTAAGAAGTACGTCAAAGGTGCTAAAAACAAAGCAGAAAGAGAAAAGGAAATAAAATCTACTGCTAAAAAGTACCGATCAGGCAAATTGACACCAGCAGAAATGAATAGAATAGCTAAGTTGAGGGCTAAAAGTGGCAAAAGGAAGCGATAAAACTCTGCAAAACTATTCAAAGAAATACAATGTGCCTGTTGGTATTCTTAAACAGGTGATGAAAAGAGGACAGGGTGCATTTTATTCGTCTGGATCTAGGCCAGGCCAAACTCCTACATCATGGGGTTTAGCAAGGGCTAGGTCTTTTGCGTCTGGAAGTGGTGGCGCACGTAAGGCAGATGCGGATCTTTGGAAAAAAGTATTGGCAGGTAGGCGTGGCAAAAGTAAGAGTAAGTAGAAAGAAAGACTCAAGACTAGCTAAGGCTGGCGTTTCTGGTTATAACAAGCCAAAGCGCACACCTAATCATCCTACTAAGTCACATGTAGTAGTAGCCAAGTCTGGAGATCAAATTAAGACAATACGTTTTGGTCAGCAAGGTGCAAAAACCAAGCCACCAAGAAAAGGTGAAAGTGCAGCAGATAAAGCTAAGCGTAAGTCATTTAAGGCAAGACACGCTAAGAACATAGCTAAAGGTAAGATGTCAGCAGCTTATTGGGCTGATCGTACAAAATGGAGCTAATATGAACAGAGTAGGGTCAACTGTTTTAAATGGTGGCATACTAGAAGAGTGTCACGAAAATGATGGTGGTATTGAAGTAACCATTAAGCAAGACATCACAAAGTTATTAGAAGACAACAAACGTAAACGTAATGCTACAAATGACTGGGTTAAATACGATCCTAAAAAAAATTATCACCAAGTTTTAGATTTATCTATGACAGACGTTATGCGTATAAAAAATGATCATGGTGTAGACATACTTGGTAGGAATGTAGACTGGAAGTATGTGTTTAAGCTTATAGAAACACATTACCCATATATGAAAACAACAACAGCGAGATTGTAATGGCAATAAGCACAATAGGAGATTTAAAAGTTTCAGTCGCAGACTGGCTAAATAGATCAGACTTATCTTCACAGATACCTGACTTCATTACTTTGGCCTTAAGAAATGTAAATAGACAGCTATCTATTCCTTTGCAAAACAAAGAAAGCACCATAACACCAACAGCTTTTGCTACCGACCTTCCTTCAGACACTATATATGTTATTAGTGTTACAGATTCTAAAGGCCGATTAGTTGAACCTGTTACAATTGATGAGGTTTACAACTTTTCATCAGAAAGCGGAGCTAATGTTAGATACGCTCTTAGAGGAAAAAGTATTCTTTTGGCTCCAGATCCAGGCGCAACAAACACAGAAGTTTACACAATAGTTTATGTTGCTGATTCAGATTTTGATGGCGATGAAACTACAAGCGCTACAGACACATCAACAATCAACATACAAGATATTTATTTATATGCTACGCTTCAGGAAGCGTATGTTTATTTGAAAGACGACAACAGAGTTCAATACTTTGCACAAGAGACAGCTAAAAGAATAGCTGATATGGAAGCAAGGCGTTCTCGACAAGGCTCTGTGAGAGGCAGAATAAAAGATGAAAGTATATCCGTTAACGGAGGCCCATTAATCTAATGACATCATCAATCGACATAAGTAAACCAGCCCAAGGTACAGCCTTAACATTAGATGTTAGGAACAACTTTAGCCATGCTAAAGATGAAATTGAGGCTTTACAAGATGCTGTTAAATCAGTAAAAGATTTTAATGCTGTTGGAAATGGGACGACTGACGACACAACTGCTATACAAAATGCAGTAAACTCAGGAGGAGTAGTATTTGTACCTGCTGGAAGTTATTTAATATCCTCAGCAATAACAATAAGCAATGATGTCATTATTAGGGGAGAGGGTGATAGCAGCATATTTTTAATGAAAGCATCTACAACCGCTAATACTTTTTTTAGCAACACTGCTGCTATTCAAGTTAAATTTGAGAATATTAAGTTTGATGGTAATTATGCAAATCAATCAGCTACAAGTGCTAATAGAGCAATTGTATTTGACACAACTACAATAAGCTCAAGGGAAACGCCAAGAGTACTAAGCATTAATAGCTGTACTTTTTGCAATGGCGGCACCACAGATGTTCTTATTGAGTGTGATAATGACTTAGATAACTCAGTTACTAAGCTTTATATTTCTGAAAGTTATTTTTATGGTGGTTCGTTAGCTAGTGGATCTCAAGCCGGTGGAGATTCTTATGGCCCAAGGTATGTATATGTAAGGGGTGGAGTTTCTTCATTTATTTATGGTTGCACTTTTGATACAGGTTTAACAAGCGCTCCAGCGCAAGGTAGGGCTGGTATAACGCATGATGAAGAAACTAGTCAAGGCGCTTTTACGCGCCCTAATGAAATTTTTATATGTAACAATGATTTTAAACACGTTGGAAAATCAACAGAAGATGGAACTTTAGGTTGTATTGATTTTTATGCTGGAGTAAAAAATTCTGTAATATCTGGAAATAGGCTTGCAAACAGTTATGGTAGAGGTATTTCTGGTAAAGCTGGCTCAGGGCAAATAATAATTACTAATAACATTTGTTCAGATACTACAAGAGGAACAGCATCTACAACAGGCAACATAGGTGGTGACATTGTAATAAATGGAATAGCTAATACACAACCAGATGATGTTGATGACAATATTATTATTTCTAACAATATTTCTGTAAATCATCTTAACAGAGCTATCGTTGTTGAGGGATCTAATATTGCAGACGATCAAACTATGAGTAATGTTTTGATTACAGGTAATATAATTCAAAATGCTGGTCATAGAGCAATTCAGGTAAGCCAGCTAAATGGAGTAATTATTAGCACAAACATCATAAAAGGAGGAATAGCAGATACTACTGTTTCTTCTTCTGGTCATACTGCTATATCCCATCAAGACTGTAGTAACACAATATTAATCAAAGACAACTTAATTGAAGATATTGGCAACTCTAGCCTTGGCAATGGGATCACTTGCGGGACAACAACTGCCGACACAACTGCTGATGTTAAAATTTGCGACAACACTTTTAGAGGTTTAGCTGGCGGTAATGCTGTTGATAACGGATCTGGAAGCAAAACATTTGTTTGCTGTAATAATATTTTTGACACCATAACAAACTCAAGCGGAAAACTTATTGACATGGGTACTTCTGGAACAGGTGTGACAAATGGTGGATATATAAAAGGAAATGTCTCATTAAATACTGGCGCTGATACTACGGTTCTTTCTGGCATGATTTTTACATCAGGCAAAGGGTTTTGGGTTGGAGATAACAACTGGGATAAGTCTTTAGCATTTACGGGAGTAACTAAAGCAGAAATATCTTCTGGCGCTATAACTGCTTTCTTAGAATATCATATTGTTGCAGCTGAGTCAGGAACTACTGATGACTTGACTACGATCAATAACGGAACTCAAGGAAAAATTGTTAATTTAACGGCCGTAAGCAATCACACTATTACTGTAAAAGATGGCGGAACATTAAAAATTAATGGTGATTTTGTAATGGCTGGCAACGGCTATGACTCTATAACCCTTTTCTGTACTGATGGTACAAACTGGGTAGAATTATCAAGAAGCGATAATCAATAATTCAAGGTTAAATATGCCATTTGAGACTGATAAAAAAAATGGGTTTAAGTTTGACGCTTCAGAATTATTGAGAACTGGAGTCTACCCCGACACCTTTGACAGAAACATTCCATTCTGGGATGAGGTCAATGGTGTTCAATATGACGAGTTTGGCATGAAGCGTAAGGCTGGAAGAAGCCTAATTAAAGACATTTCTGCTTCGCCAACATCGTCAACCTCTGAGATAAGGGGTATTGCTACTACAAATGAGTTTGACACCAAAGTAGCTTACATAGCTGATAGAAATAAAATATATTCTTATAGGTCTAGCACTGATGTAACTAGGTCTGTGGTAGAGGCTGGAACCGATTACAACCTAATAGCAGACGTAAGTGCTACCGTTTGGGATGCTGCGTCTGAATTTGTTGTAACATCAGCCAAGGCGACTCAGACTACAGAGGTAGAGTTAACTTTTGGTGGGCCTCATGGAATGTCTCCAGGGGATACATTTTCTATTGCTGGTCTAGGAACTGGCAGTACCTCTAGCGTTGATATTAATAACGGTGGAAGCAATCCTGCAACATATACTTTTGTTACTCCTGTTGGGGGTTCTTTGAATGACCTAAAGGTTTATTTTAACATTTCAGGTCTAACAAAGGATGAAACATTTAGCACTAGCGGATCTTCAAAGCTAACACCGCCAAGACCTACAACTTGGGATTCCACAGAAACAACTTGGGACATCTCTTCTAACTTTCCTGATACATGGGTTTTTGAAACATTTGGCAGCTTTGTTGTAGGTGCTAGAGGACAAGGAAAGCCAGTAATAAAGAAAAACAATGTTATATTTAATACTTTTTTTAATGACGAAGTAAGTGGCGGGACTATTACTAATCCAGGGACAGCTAATTACGCTGTTGATGATGTTCTTAATCAGGCAAGCGTTAGCCCTAGCGGGGGAAGTAACTTTTCAGCAAAGGTTAGTGAGGTTGAATCTGGAACTGTTAAAGCTATAGAAGTTACAAATTTTGGCTCTGGATATGCTAATGGTGACGTGATCACTATGGCGATACCATCAGGTTCCCCAACAAGGTCA